CACGCCGCGTATATTCGACGATGCTTGCCTTGCCCTATTTGAATTGCCCAAGCCTACATCAACGGCAACAACTTACAGCGGGGTTATCAACGTCTGCAACGCGGCTCCGTAAATGCGCTTCTGGAAAGTCTCATTCAAAGGGTGGGGCGCATCCGATAGCATAAGCCGTCTATTTACGATTGGTTCGGTAGCAGGGACGCAAAGCCCTGCCTTTCCTAACCTGCCTATATCGGTTGCGGTAACTGGTGGTTATACAATGGTGGCCTCTGCCGCCTCTTTTGCACTAACCGGAACCGCAGCGGGATTAAAGGCAGGCCGCAAGCTAACGGCCAATGCGGGGAGTTTTACATTAACCGGAACGGCTGTTGCTTTACGGCGCGGCTATTCAATGGGTGCAAGCGCTGGCACGTTCACGCTGACAGGCACAGCGGCAGGATTAAAGGCAAGCAGGAAGCTAGTAGCTGCATCGGCGTCTTATGCGCTGACAGGCTCCACGGTAGCCCTAAAGGCAGGAAGAAAGCTAACAGCAGGTGCAGGGGCATTTACGCTCACTGGCCTAGACGTCACACTAACATACGCGACCGGCTACACGATGACAGCCGGTGCCGCGACATTTGTTCTTACGGGTGCAAACGTAGCACTAAAGCGCGCTGCCAAACTAACGGCGGGCGCTGGTTCGTTCGCATTGGCGGGAACGGATGTAACGCTAGATTATACCAGTTCGCTAATTTGGACGCCCACAACACCTGCAACAACAACATGGAGCGCATCAACCCCTGCTTCACCTGACTGGACGGCAACAACGCCAGCAGGGGGAACATGGACACCAGCAACGCCGGTCGAACCCGACTGGACACCAACCACACCAGTAACAACGTCTTGGAGTTAACCAATGGCACTTAGCATCACATATTTTGGCAACGCAGACCCAGCTACCCGCGAATGCTACGGCATTGTCGTGTCTCGCGTTGACTACACTGTCACAGCATCAAGCGCATCTGTCGGCACCCTTCCAACCAATGCAGCATTTGCGCGCCTAAAGGCAGGTGAGACTTGTATCGTATCAAACAACGGCACGGCGGCATCTGCAACGAATGGCGTCAAGCTAGATGCGGGCGACATCATCGACATTGAATGCAAGCCAGCAACCAACCTTTTGGCGATTACCGCTTAACAACAAGACTAGAAACCGCCCAGCCTAAGTGCAGCGGGAAACGAGGTCAAAAATGGGTGATATTACACCAAAAAAAAGAGGGAATCCGAAAGGCAACCCACAGAACCTAGCGCCTGCATGGAAAAAAGGGCAATCCGGCAATCCTGCCGGTAGACCGAAAAGCGCACGTTCGCAGCTTACCGAGGACTTTTTGAAAGCCTTGGCTGCCGACTTCGTTACCCACGGAGTAGGCGCGATAAGTAAGATGCGCGATGAAAAGGCAGTTGACTACATTAAGGTTATTGCCAGCGTTATACCGAAAGAGTTGACCGGCGAAGATGGTGGCCCTCTGGTCATTAACGTGAACAAGCCTAGTGCCTGAAGTCAACTTGCCCAACAATTGGGAGCCGCGGCATTATCAAGACCCGCTGTGGCGTTATATGCATAATGGGGGCAAGAGGGCTATAGCGATATGGCCACGCCGTCACGGCAAGGACGATGTGGCGCTGCAATACACGGCCTGTGCAGCCCATGAACGGGTTGGGGTATACTGGCATCTATTGCCGCAGCAAAACCAAGCCAGAAAGGCCATATGGGACGCTGTAGACCCGCACACGGGTATGAAGCGAATAGATTGGGCATTCCCCAAGGAATTGAGGGACACGACCCGCGAACAAGATATGATGATCCGCTTCAAGAGTGGATCAACATGGCAGGTTATCGGTTCGGACAATTATGACGCGCTGGTAGGGACGCCACCTGTCGGTGTTGTGTTTTCGGAATGGGCATTGAGTAACCCGCAGGCATGGTCATTGATACGGCCTATCCTTGCTGAAAATGGCGGATGGGCAATGTTCATCACAACGCCACGCGGTCGCAACCATGCACACAGAATGTTTGAGATGGGCAAGGATAGTCCTGATTGGTTTGCAGAAAGATTGATGGCTTCTGACACAGGTGTATTTTCGCCTGAAGTTTTGGAAACCGAGCGGCAAGAGTTGATTATTGAACGCGGCGAAGAGGATGGGGACGCCATATTTCAGCAGGAATATATGACTAGCTTTAGCGCTGGCCTGCCCGGTGCTTACTACGCCAAGATAATTGATAAACTGGACCTAGAAGGTAAGGTTACTGCGGTTCCTTATAATCCGCAGATGCAGGTTCACACTGCATGGGATTTGGGCCGCAATGATGCCACGGCTATTTGGTTTATGCAGCGGTATGGGACCGGATGGGCGGTTATCGACTATCTTGCAAATACCAGTGTTGGTATTGATTACTATGTGAAGGAACTAAAGGGCAAGCCATACAACTATGGCGAGCATTTGCTTCCACACGACGCGGACAACGAGCAGCTAGTAAGCACAACGGGTTCAATCAAAGAAACGGTTGAGAGCATGGGCTTAACCGGCGTTCGTGTTGTCCCCCGCACTACTTCGGTTGCCAATGACATTAACGAGGTTCGGCAGATTTTGCCGCTTTGCTACTTCGACAAGGAAAAAACAGAAAAGGGCGTTGACGCGCTTCGTTCTTATCGCCGTGTTTGGGATGAGAAGTTGAAGGCATACAGAGACACGCCTTTGCACGATTGGGCAAGCGACCCAGCAGACGCATTTAGAACCTTCGCAGTTGGCAAGCCGCGTGACCGTATGACCAACAAGCCAATTAAATACAACTACAAGGGTGTCTATTGATGAACGAACAGATGACGCCTGACGAACTGGCGACTTACCTTTACGAAATGGAGCGGCAGGCTGTTAGCTTCCGTTCGTCCGATCTGTCGGATGAGCAGGCTGTGGCTATCGACTTCTATGAAGGCCGTCCCTTTGGAGACGAGGTAGAGGGCCGTTCTCAGGCTGTTGTACCTGTCGTGCAAGAGACTGTCGATTACATGACTGTTTCTGTCCTGCGCACATTCGTATCAGGTGACCGTGTGGTAGAGTTTACCGCGCTTGAAGAGGAATATGCGGACCAAGCCGAAGAGGCGACGGAAGCTCTAAACCAGACGTTCATGCGCGACCAAGACGGCTACAAGGTGCTGCATAACTGGTTGCAAACTGGCCTTATTGAACGCATCTGCGCTGTTAAGTCATGTTGCATTGAAGACCGCAAGCGCAAGCGCGAGCAGGGCGTGGCGACTGAAGACGAACTGGTTATGCTGATGCAAGACCCGGACGTCACCATCACACAGGTAACGGACAATGGGGACGGCACATTTGAGGTAACAGGTGAAAGCACAAAGACCCGCAAGCGTTACATTGATCTGCCTATCCCTAACTATGAGTTTTTGTTTTCTGCTCGCACACGGCATGAAGATGAAAGCGATTACATTTGCCACCGCTCCAAAAAGACGGTTTCCGATCTTGTCGGCATGGGCTTTGACAAGGACATAGTTGAAGAACTATCCTCCTATGATGAAGGTTCGTTGCTGGATGAGCGCGAAAATGCCACTTGGGACGACGAGATGTTTGTGGAGCCTAACGAGATGGTTCCCGGCCTGCGTCGTGTCATGCTGCGTGAAGAATATGCACGTATTGACTATGATGGTGACGGCATTGCGGAACTGTTGAAAGTTTTTCGTGTGGGCAACAAGATTTTGGAAGTTGAAGAGGTAGAGGAGCAACCTTTCACCGTCTTCTGCCCGTTCCCGCGTTCGCATCGTCTTGTCGGTAATAGCTTGGCAGACAAGGTTATGGACTTGCAGCGCACACAGTCCATTGTAATGCGGCAGACGCTTGACGGCTTCTACATGACCAACGCGCCTCGCTTCTGGCTGGATGAAAGCAGTATTGGCGATACAACCATTGATGATCTGCTTACCGTTGCCCCCGGCGTGATTGTAAGGGGTAGGGGGCAGGCCCCGCAGCAGTTAGGCGCTGCTTACGACATTAGCCGTTCTATGGCGCTTATCGAGCATCTTAAGGGCGAACAGGAAAGCCGGACAGGCATCACACGCCTTAACCAAGGGCTTGACGCGGACACGCTGAACAAGACCGCTACGGGGCAGGCTCAATTGCAGGCACAGGGCCAGCAGATTGAAGAGTTTGTGGCCCGTAACTTTGCAGAGGCAATGTCGCGGATGTTCGCCAAGAAGCTTAAGTTGATGAAAGAGCATGGCGATCCTGTCGCGCTGCGTGTTGATGGCGAGTATAAGAAGGCCGAACCTTCCGAATGGCCTGAAGACATGGACGTTGTTATCCGTGTTGGCCTTGGCAGCGGCAAGAAAGAGCAGCGCATGGCCTACCGTATGCAGGTTGCCGAAATGCAGGCGCGGGCCTTCCCGCTTGGGCTGGCAACCAAGAAGCATCTGTTTAACACAGGCGCTGGCTTTGTGCGTGATGCAGGGCTTGGCGATCCTAACGATTACTTCAAAGACCCCGATGCACCACAAGAAGGCGAAATGCAGCAAGAGCAACCTGAAGTTGACCCTGTTGTGCAGGCCGCACAGACTAAGGCACAAGCCCAAATTCAGGTTGAGCGCATGAAGACCGAAGCCAAGTTGCAGTCTGACAGGGAGCGCGGTGCGGCAGAGATTGAACTGGAGCGCGAACAAAACGCAGCAGAACTACAGTTGGCGCGTGAGAAAATGGCATTAGAGGCCACAATGGGCGCTGACACTGGCAGCAATCGGCCCGGTGGGAGTCTTGCAGCGTGAACGATCTAAAGAATGACCAGACCGTATTGCGCGGCCGCAGATGGTCGCTGTTCTACACCGAAGAAGGCGGCCTGAAAGACATACTGGCAGAGATAGGCAAGACCTACATTGCACGGATGTCTATGGTTGAGCCTTGGGAGACTGACAAGCTTTCCAAGCTGGCGATGGCCAACAAGATTGTAGGCGAACTGGACACCTGCATTCGTAAGATTATCGCAGATGGTGAAGTTGCCCATCATGCGGTTGAGCATCAAAAGAAGATTGAGAAGTTGCCTGCTGCAAAGCGGCGCTTCCTTTAGGCGGCTGACCTAATCAGTCTGTTCCCGTGGCGACACGGTTTTTCCCTTAGAAGGATAATGTATGGCCCATCTGCCCGACGGCGCAGAAGCCTCAAACACGCCCGCCAATTCTGGTGATGCTGTTGAGGATTTTGCAGACTTTCTCGACACGCAAGAAGAGGAAAATGAAGAAGATACCCCCGAAGAGGGGGAGCAGCCCGAAGCGGAAGCTGAAGGCGAAGAAGCCCAAGACGATAGTGACGAACAGGAGAAAACTCCTGCCATTGATCCACCTATCTCATGGGGAACTGACGCGAAGGAGTTGTTTGAGCAGCTACCCGCCGAACTGCAAAAGCAGGTTGCGGACAGGGAAGCCCAGCGCGAACGATTTGTTCAGCAAAAAGCGGCAGAGACGGCGGAAGCCACGCGCACAGCGGAAGCTAAAGCCCTCTCGCAATTTGCCGATGAGCAGCGCCAGTATGCAAGCGAGTTGGAGCAATATGCTTCTTACTTTGCGCCACAGCCACCTAATCCCGCGTTAGCATCAACGGACCCCGTGGCCTTTATCCAGCTTAATGCACAGTATCAGGCAGAACTAGCCCAGCAGCAGCAATTGCAGCAGCGGTCCTATCAGGCACGGCAAGAAGCGGAACAACGGGCGCAAATGGCAGAGGCGGCTCAATTTCAGGCAGATGTTGCCATTCTCGAACAGTCTATTCCTGAGTGGAATGACGTTGCGAAGCGGACCGAATTGCTCACCGATGTATCACGCATCGGAGCGGATTTAGGTTACTCGCAAGAAGTCATGGCCTTGGCGTCCGCAGCGGACATCTTGGCGCTTCGGAAGGCGGCGGAATGGAAGGCAAAAGCCTCGAAATATGATGCCCTCCAAAAAACGAAGATGGAAACAGTGCGTTCCGCAAAGACGTTGCCGAAGGTTTCACGACCGGGTGTAGCACCAACGCGGGGTGAGGTTTCCAACGCTCGTGCGCAGCAGAGTTGGCAGAATGTAAAGCAGGCGAAGTCGAAAGACGCGCAGGCCAGCGCATTTGCTGACTACCTTGAGAATAGCGGCCAACTTTAGCCGCTGAGTTTCCGCAGCGATGCGGATTTTCCCTTAGATGGAGTAATTTAAATGGCAGTTCCTACCAATACAATCCAGAACGTCGCCCGCGTCGGCGTTCGTGAAGACCTTTCCAACAAAATCGCGGAATTGTTCCCTGACGAATGCCCGTTTCAGGATGCTATCGGCAAGTCGAGCGTAAGCAACACCTACACCGAATGGCAGACTGACGCACTGGCTGCTGCGGACCACACGAACGCAGCTATTCAGGGTGATGATCTGGCTAACACGTCTCGTGCCAACACTGCCCGCGTCGGAACGCACACGCAAATCTTTACGAAGGTTGTGGGGGCATCGACCACGGTTGAATGGACCAACAAGGCAGGGCGTCGCTCTGAACTTGCCCGCGAGTTGATGAAGGCAGGCCGCGAAATGCGGACCGACATGGAAAAGCGCTTCCTTGGAAACTATGCGTCTGTGGCTGCTGCCGCAGGTGTTGCTGGCCTCACCGCTGGCGCACAGGCATGGTTGACTTCGAACGCATCGCGTGGTGGTTCCGGCGCTAACGGTGGTTTCTCGGCAGGTATTGTCGCGGCAGCTACCAACGGCACCCAGCGCGCCTATACGGAAACCTTGCTCAAAGGCGTCTTGCAGACCACTTGGACCGCAGGCGGCAACCCACGCATGGTTTTCACCAACGCGGCACAGAAGCAGACCGAAGCGGCCTTTGCTGGCATTGCACAGCAGCGTCGCGACACTGGCAACAAGAAAGCCACCATCATCGGTGGTGCTGACATTTACGTTAGCGACTTCGGTGAAGTGCAGTTTGTTCCAGACCGTTTCTGCGATGCACGTTCCGCCCTCGTCATTGATCCTGAATACTGGGATGTAGGCGTAGGCGAAGCGATGACCACGTTTGACCTTGCAACCACTGGCCTTGCTACCCGTAAGGGTCTGCGCGCTGAAGTTGCATTGCGCTGCTTGAACCAAGCTGCATCGGGCGTTGTTGCCGACTTGACCTAATGAAAGGAGGGGCGGGCTTCGGTTCGCCCCTTACCTTTGGAGAGTATCATGGCGAAAAAGAAAAGCGAACTTGTCGAAGTCATTTGCACTTGCGACCGCCTGCCATTGGAAGATGGCCGCGTTTTGGTGCGTGATGAAGTAGCAGAAGTCACAGAGATTGAGGCAGAGAACTATGAATCAGCCGAGCGTGTTGCCCGCGTCTGAGTGGGAACTAATTGACAACGGAGACTGGAACGGTCTGCAAAAGTGGATCAGGGCCACGGATGAAGACGAAGGCACCGTGCAGGTTTCCTACCATCAAAAGAACCTTGAACAGATATTGGAAGACAACAAGCGGGCGCAAAACGAGAGTTTTGATAGAACGTCTGACTGGTGGCACGTTGCCAAAATCCCGCCAATTGTCGAGATTGAATGGCTAACGAAATACGGGGTTTCTTTGAAGAACCCAAATCATGGCGATGCCGTCAAACGGCTGCTGAACAGTTCCGAATATCGGCACCTGAAGCGCGCACCCATTGTAATTTAGGAGGCTCTATATGGCCTTGGCAAACTATACCGACTTGGTAGCGGCTATCAACGGATGGCTAAACCGTTCGGACATGACCACGATAGCACCTGACCTTATTGCGCTGGCAGAAGCGGAATTTAACCGCACTTTGCGCGCTATTGATATGGAAGGCCGCGCAACTGCTACGCTATCGGGCGGAGCCTTGGCTGTGCCGGATGATTTTATAGGGCTGCGCTCTATTTCAGTTGATGACACGTTTTTCGAGCAAGTCTCCCCGCAAGAGTTATTCGATATTAAGGAGACTGCCGGAACGCCTCGCATGGTGGCGGTTACTGACGGGCAATTCTTCTTCCGCCCTGCGCCTTCAAGCGGCACCGTGACAATAGACTATTATCAGCGCATCCCCGCGTTGACGTCTGTTGCATCAACAAACTGGCTAATGACCAAGCATCCTGATTTGTATTTGTTCGCTGCATTGTCGCAAGCTGAATTTTATAACTGGAATGATGACCGCCTACCTATCGTGAAGTCGCGCACTGAAGAATTGATATTCCAGATTAACGACGAAACGCAGCGCATCCGCTTTGGCAATCGACGCTTGAAAATGTCGATGCCTGTTTACCCTAGCGTCCCCGGTGTGCGCGCATGATTTTCGGCCCGCTTGCCCCTGACAAGGCAAAATCAGGCAATCCAGACATTCTAACGGTGGCTAGTGGCGTTTATCCTATGGAGGACGGATACCGGCCTATAGGTCAGTTCGAAGCTATTTTTACGGCCTTGCCTGCTGCTCCAAAAGGCGGCGCTTCGTTCACATCTGCGCAGGGCATCAATTACATCATAGCAGGTGATGCTACGTCACTTTACAAGGCGGATTCGGGCGGATGGACGTCCCTAGCCACCGGGTTTAGTTTGTTTGCGGATAATCGCTGGCGATTTGCACAATTTGGCGGAATTGCTATCGCTACGAACGGCACCGATCCCATGCAGAAAATCGACCTAGCGACGGGGGCAGTAAGCGCATTAGGCGGAACTCCTCCAAAGTTTGAAACACTGGCAGTGGTCAAAGACTTTCTGGTTGGCGGCGTCCGCAACGGCAACGTCACCCATATGGGCTGGTCCGGCATCAACGATGCGGAATGGTGGACTACGGGCCAGAGACAGGCGGACAGGCAGGTTTTACCATCCGGTGGGCGTATCAATGGCATCTTATCGGGTGAATATGGGGTTATCCTCCAACGCGACCGCATTTGCCGGATGGATTATGTTGGCGGAAATATCATTTTTGAGATTAACGAGGTATCAAGCAACATTGGCTGCGTGACTGTTCACTCAGTAGCACAATGGGGAACGCTTGGCTTTTTCCTGTCTGATGAGGGCTGGATGATGTGGGACGGGCAACAGCCTATCCCGATTGGCCGCGAGTGGATTGACCGCGAGTTTGGTGAACTTTACGATGTGACCGACTGGCCCAATATGTCCACAGCGGTTGACCCCGTTGAGGGCGTTTTGATTGTTGCAATGCCAGATAAGGCATGGGGATATAGCTGGATATTCAAGAAGTGGTTCACCATCCCTGTGGTTTGCCCTATTGTTTTCTCAGGTGTTACAAAGTCAATTTCGATTGATGAAGACTATACGCCGGATATGCCAGAGGACACCGATATTGATGGCGCTGGCCTGCCTTCACTTGATGACCCGCAATTTCGGGGCGGTGATCCACGCCTCTACACATTCAGCAGCACTTACACGCTAGGGGCATTCACCGGAACGCCAATGGCGGCGACATTCACAGGGACTGATTTGGAGTTGTTTCGGGGGCGTCGTGCCTGCCTGCGCTTTGCAAGACCGGACAGCGATGCAACAACAGGGCTAACGCTTTCATTCCTTGCTAGGCAGCGTCTGGGGGACGCAGGAAGCACGGTTAACGCGTCAAGTATAGTTGCATCGGGGGAAATGCCGTGCCGTGTCTCAGGACGCTTCCTGAGGCCGACGCTGGCAATCGCGGCAGGCACGACTTGGGAATATGCAAAGGGAATTGATTTTATCGGCTCGCCGGGTGCTGGCAGATGAGCGAAGTTTTTACATTTATAGCAACGCGGACAACCTATGCTTCAACGATCCCGCTGCGGACGCCCGTCAATGAATTAACCCGCCGTGTGCGCAATGCGTTGCTGGCAACAGATTACCCGACCCGCGTCGGTGAATTGAGAGACTTCCCGCTATCCACTGCGATACCCGGCTTTCTGTTGTGCGACGGAAGCGAAGTTGCACAGGTCGATTTTCCCGAACTTTACGCATATTTAGGCGACAGCCAAGGAACGCCGGTAACAGCGACGAACTTTCTGATCCCGAACTATGTAGGCACCAAAACACAGTCACCGACTGCACCGCCACAGACAATTGTTAACGCGACAGTTTCAACAGGCGGCACCACGACAAGCCCGACTAACCCCGGCCAAGCAGGTGGCACGGTTGGCGGTAGTCCGGTATCCGGTGGACGTCCGCAGACGTTGAGCGAAAACGAAGAAGAGTTCTGATGCTGCCGTTGCCTTACACGATGTTTCGTGAGGACTTTGCAGGCCTTTTGGATGAGCGTTTTTACACTATCGATTGGCTGGATTGCCAAGTCTTTAACGGCGCGATCCGTGCAATGGGCGATGAGCGGGCCGCGATCTTATACAAGTTTGAAAGATACCCGACTGGCCTATTGGAATTGCAGGGCATGGCGGCAGCGGGTGATTTGACGGTCATCAAAGACGAGTTAATCCCTGCGGCAGAGGCGCTTGCAAAGCAAATGGGCTGCAAGAGTGCCATTATCGAGAGTCGTGAAGCATGGGTTAGGTTGCTGCCCGATTATAAGCAACACCAAGTGCGTATAATTAAGGAACTGTAGTCATGGGTCTGTCCAGCAAAACACAGAAAACAAAGTCAACGGAATCGCTTGCGCCATCTGCATATAGCCAGCCTTACATTGACCAAGCGGTAACGACCGTTAATCAAGGCGCGCAGCAGTCGCAGGACTTGCTTAACCGCTATTTGCCACAGGGCGAGAAAAGCCTTTCCTACTTTGGCGATGTCATGGGCGGCAAGTATCTCGACCAATCCAACCCCTATTTGCAGGGTATGATCGACCAGACAAACGAGAGTGTCGGTAATCAGGTGGATAGCCGCTTCTCTTCTGCTGGCCGCTATGGCTCTGATTACAATGTAGGTGAACTGGCTCGCCAGTTGAGCAACAGCGAGAACAACCTGCGTTATGGCAACTATGCAACGGAACGCGGCTACCAAAATAGTGCTGCTTTGGGTAACTTGGCAGGCATCGAAAGCCTTGCAGGTATGCCGTCGCAGTTTGCCAATAACCAGGCCAATGCGATTAACTCTCTGGTTGGAAAATACGTCACCTCAACGGGCAACAGCACCACGAAGAGCAAGGGCAGCTTGCTTGATACGCTGGCACAGGCCGCACAGGTTGCCGCAATGGCGTCTGATATTCGCCTGAAGACAAATATTGAGCGCGTAGGCGAGTTTCCAGACGGCCTAGGTGTGTATGACTTCGATTATCTACCCATAGAGGGCCAGATTGCCGCATTCATGCCACAGGGGCGTCAACGTGGCGTTATGGCGCATGAAGTAGCCGAACTACGGCCCCACGCATTAGGGCCTATCGTTGACGGCTATCTCACCGTAAATATGGAGGCGCTATAATGGCTATATTCGGTGGAATGAAGCCGCCTTTAGGTGGTTATGACCAAATGGCGGCGATGCAGGGGCAATCCGGCTTTGCGCCGATGAATCAAGGCTTCACACCGCCATCAATAGCCGCTCCACAAAAGAAACCCGGTTTCTTTAGCAAGAACGGTGGATGGCGCGATCTGGCTGGCGCTTTTGGTGATGCATTCAGCCCTAACGGGCCTGCGTATTTCCCGCAAAAGCAGCGCCAAAGCGAATTGATGCAACGCCAGCAGATGCAAGAGCAGCAGCGTATGCAGGAGCGGGAAGACAAGCAATGGGAATGGGCGAACAAGCCGCAGGAAGAGCGCGCACCATATCGGTGGGAAGCGAATGACGGCTCTTTGATGGAAGTAGGCCCTGATGGCCAGCCACGCCAAGTTTACAAAGACCCGACGCCAAAAGTGAATTATCAGCGCGTTGACAACGGTGACGGCACATTTACGATGGTGCCAATCGTCAATGGTCAGATCATGACGCAGGGCATTCAGCAACCAGGCCAAGCGCCATCTGCGCCTGTCGGCAAACTTCGCCCGATAGGAGGCCAGCCCGGTGGCAACGGCCCTTTCGTCCAATAGGCATCCCCGGCGACCGCGAAACAAGCGGCTACCGGACGCCACAGCGCAATAAGGCAGTTGGTGGGGTAGGCAATAGTTTCCACACCCGCAAAGGCCCTGACGGACGTGCGCTAGCAAGTGATAGGGTGCCGCCTCTCGGCATGAGCATGGGCCAGTTTCATGCCTTGTTAAAGCGCCAAAATCCACATTTAGACGTAATCAATGAAGGTGACCACGTTCACCTAGAACCAAAGGGTTAAGCAATGCCGCAAATGGTTGATGAAGCAGGTAACATTTGGGAAGTCGATGCGCAGGGTAATCCTGTGTCATTTGTTGGCAAGCAAGGCGCGCAGCAAGGCCCCGCACCCGTAACGCTTGGGACGCCTCGTGCCCCTGAAGCCGTCAAGCCGCAGACGATGAAACTGGATGACGGTTCTGTTGTGCAGATATTCCCAGATGGGGCTACCCGCACAGTTGTGCAGGGAACGCCAAAGACTGGAGGAACAAACCCGAAAGGTGGAACTACCGCAAAGATACGCGATGAAGCATTGCAGGCATACAACGATGCTATCGCTCTGCGCCGCGTTGCCGCTGATTTACGCACCCGTAACAAAACAGGGGCTGGTGCCACAACTGGCCTAGCTGGCGTACAAGACTTTTTCCCAACTGCGGATAACAGCAGTTTCGACACAGCGGCACAGCGCGCACGTGGTTACGTCAAGCGTAGCCTTGGGTTTACAGGGGGTGAAGGCAACACAATCGCTGAAAGTTCGACGCTTTATGACCCATACCTCCCAAGCACATCTGATTGGGATGGCAAAATACTTGACAAAATTAGCGCGCTTGAACAGTTGGCCGATGACGCAGAGCGCAAGTCAATAGCGACACTTGGCGGCGTCCCAGACCGATACGGCAACATCACGCAGCCGCAAGAAGTTGCACCGCAGCCACAGCAGCAGAATGACCAAGCCGTTGCAGGTGCAGCCCCACAGCAGGACCGTAGCAACCAAGCAGCTGTCCTATTCGGTGGACCCGGCCAAGACGGTGGCGGCGGTGGCTTTGTGCCTTATGGCGCTACCATGAAGACGGAGGCTAACCCGCAATGGAAAGGCGTCAATCAGGCAGTTAAGGGCATGATCGTTGCAGGCCGTTCGCCTGACGAGATTAAAGCCTTCCTGAACAGCAAAGGAATTGCAGGCGATGCAGCGCGGGGCGTTGATGATGCAATCAACTACTTCCGCAAGACAGGCCGCGATAACTTCGGCGTTGACGTTGAGAAAATTCAGGTGCCAATGTCCGGCTTTGAGCAATTCCGCAACAACGCACCGCAGACAGGTCTAGGCACGGCAGCAGCGACCGCATTGAATGCAGGGGGCTTCGGCATCCCACAAGCGATTGCAGGCGGTGAAGGTCTTGACTACCTACGCTCACAGAACCCCGGCAGCGCTTTCGCAGGCGATGTTGCAGGCGTTATCGGCGGTACGGCAGCACTAGGACGCGCTGGTGGCTCTGTTGCAGGTAAGCTCGCCCCTTCCTTGCTTGGTGGTGGAGCTAAATCAGCCGGAGGACGCCAACTGGCGACAGATGTAGGCTACGGGGCTATCTATGGTGGCACAACCGAAGGAACGCCACAGGGAGCGCTCACAGGTGCTTTAACGGCTGGTTTGGGCAGCGCAGGTGGCCAAATTATCGGCAAAGGTATCAAAACCCTTGGGCAAGGCATAACTGCGCCTGCTGCTGCGCGTCTTTATGATGAAGGTATCACGCCAACATTGGGCCAGATTGGCCGAGCGCGTGGCGGAATTATCGGCAACGCAATAGGCGGGCTTGAAGACCGCATTGCTGGCTTGCCGTTCATCGGTGAAGCTGTCGGCAATGCTCGCAATCGCGGCTTGCAGCAGTCCAATGTTGGCGACCTGAACAACGCCCTAAAGCCTGTGGGTGGCAAAGTGACCGACTACGGAACGGAAGGCTATGCCGCTGCTGATGACGTGATAGGCGAGGCTTATCAGGCCGCTCTTGATCCTATGCGCCTGCAAATCGATGATGGCTTGCGGCAAGCTATGGACAGCGTCCCACAGTATCGCGATATTATTGAGCAGAACCTTGATAACGGCATGATGACAGGCAGGGGCTTTCAAGCGGCAAAGCGGACAATAGATGGCGAAATTGCGTCTGCATCTGGCACACCTATGGGTTACAAGACATTACCGCCATTGCAGACATTGCGCGACAGTATGTTCCAAAGTGCGGAGGCACAGGCACCAGACCTCTTGCAGCAATATCGTCTAGCGGATGAAGCATATAACAACCTTGTGCCAATTCGTGCGGCAACTGCTGCTGCTGAGAACACTGGTGGGCTTTACACGCCTGCACAACTTGGGCGCTCACTTCGATCCACTGACAGGTCGGTAGGAAAGCGGGCAACCGCACGGGGCGAACGACCGGGGCAGGACTTGCAGACGTTAAAGCAGGACATTTTGCCAGCAAAGGTTCCAGATAGCGGCACTGTAGGGCGTGGCCTTGTGGCTGCTGGCGTCGGACTTCCTGCTTTTGGTGGGGCCACAATCAACCCATTGATTGGATTGGCGGCGCTCCCTGCTGCTGCTTACACGAAACTCGGCCAAGATTTGGTTGCTAAAGCCTTGCTGGCAGAGCGTCCAAAGCTAGCCCGCCAAGGGGCGGGCATTTTCGGGGGACGGAAGGCGAGGAAGGCCCTGAGTGGAGCGATAACAGCCCCGCTCCTCACTGACTATTGAGTCTTCGGGCCAGAATATCTCCGAAACAACGGCCCAAATACCAAGAATAATGCCCTTGGCCAGCATGGCTGAGAATAAATCCATGCCCTGAATTACCACACACAGTTGAATTTAACAACGGCTCGCTTCGGCGGGCTTTTTTTATGGGACAAGCTATGCCGATTCCTGATTACAACACCTCTGCCGCTTCTAACCTGACATTGGGGTCAATCCCTGTCGGACCCGGCATGGAGCGCGAAAAGGTCAACAACGCGCTGCAACAAATCATGGCAGACCTTGCCGCGTATAAGAACAGCATCACAAGCCAAATCCATGCCAAAGATAACGGCGCGGTGGGCGACGGTGTGGCAGATGACAGTAACGCCATTCTGAACACGGCCATTGCATCGCGCACGGGCTTTTCAGACGGCACGGGGCGGACCTTTGCGGGTGAAATATTCCTGCCGCCGGGCAAGTATAAGATTGACGACATCATAGAACTTGCACCGACTGCGGGGCTTATCGGGCTGACAATCAACGGATCTGGCTGCGGCGGCACCGAGA